CGTAGTTGCCGAGGTTGCCCTGCTCCGTCCGAAACTGCGGCAGGAACTGGTTGGCCGCCTGCCCCGACTGCATGATCTCGTTGAACGCCTGCGTTCGTTCTCGCAACGCGTTGTCCGCCGCGTTGTTCGACATGGACGCACCCGCCGCGATCCCGGCCTGCGTCACCCCGGCATCGGTGGCGTACTTCCGCAGGTACTGATCCGCGCCCTGCCCCTGCGCCGCGTTGTGGAACATACCGAGGTTGCCCGCCTCGGTGACGCCCTGGTTGCGAAGTTGCAGCGCCATGTTCTGCGCCCGCTCCGCTTCGGCCCCACCCCCAGCTATCGCATCCTGCCGCGCCCCGGTGTACGCCGCTTCTTTGGCGCGTTGCAAATTCGCGTAGGCCCTGTCGTAAGCGGGCGTGCCGGGGGTCAACCCCTGGTTGGCAAGCTGCGCCTCGGTGGAGCGTTGTGACTCCTGCCATTGCGGATCGAGATAGCCCGCGCTGCGCCCGTACAACGCGTCCTGCGCCTGCTGGCGGGCCTGCGCCGGATCGGTCGTCGGCATCGCGGTGAGATTGGAGTAGTCGAGGTTCTTCTGGATGCCCTTGCCCAGCGGCGACTCGCCACCGCCTCCGGGGACGTTGATGCTGATCCCGCCTCCGCCCCCGGCGGGCGCACCCCCACCGCCCCAGTACTTATTCTGGAACTGGCCCATGTTCCCCGTCGTAGCCGCCATCATTGCGTCGTAAGCCGCTTGGGGCTGTGCGCCCATCGTGGTGGTGTTGGTGTTTGTTGCCGCGTCCCACACGTTGCGGCTGCCTTCCGGGCCGACCTGCGTGTAGCGGTTCTGGTTCATTACGTCATAGGCACCCGCCTTCGCGGCGGCAGCAGTCTTGTCTGCCGCTGCGGTCATGTCGGGTGGCTTCGGTGCCTTTGCGCCCTTGCCCATCACGTTCTCCTAGATATGCAACCAGCGACAGTCCTGTTTCCACATCACCATGATGTCCACGTCCCCGGACGGGAACACATCGGTGAGTGTCGCCTCGTACTGAAACCCGAAGTGTTTGTTCAACCGCATCGCCGCTGCGTTCGCGACTTCAACTTCCGCCGTCAGCCTCTTCACTTCCAGCCCCAGGAACGGGTACTGGAAGATCGCCCGCAGAAAATTTCTCGTCATCCATCGCGATCCCGGCACGCCTGCAATGTGGGCAACTACATTCGGGCCGGTGTAGCGGTCGTACATGACCCCGGCGATGATGACCCCGTTCCGATCCAACCCAATGCCGGTCGCGGTTGGTGCCCATCCCGCCGTGTTCCCGATTCGTTCCGCGCAGAACACACCCACGCGCTGCGCGTCGTTTGTTAAGACGAACATCTATGCGTAGTTCGTGCCGCGTACTGCGGGCCTCTGCACGTTCGGCTGTACGGACTGCGCGACCGGCGGCTGCTGCGGCTGCATCGCCTGCGCCTGCCCGAGTTGCGCTCCGGGTGACTGCGAGGCTTGCAGCGCGGGAGGCGCACCCATCATCCCACCCATCATCGCGTTGTAATTGCCTTGAGGGCCGGAGCTTATGGCCCCACCCATCGATGCCGGGGGCGGGCCGAACGCGCTGTTCCACGCGGGCGGCTGCTGGGAGTACGCCGACACGTCAACCGGCGCAGCCCGTGCGCCCATCCCCATCAAGCCACCCTGCGGCGGAGCGCCGTACTGCTGCGCCCCACCGCCGAACAGACCGCCGCCCATGCCGCCCCCGCCCCCCATCAGCGCCTGCGACATCATGCGTTGCCGTGGTGGCATCTCCTGCGACTGCATCCGCCTCGGCTGTTGCGGGCGAAGCGCGGGCGTTCCCGGCACCATAGAATTTTTCACAGCACACCTCCTGGTTCAAACACGAAATCTGTTGCCACCCACTCCGTCTTGATCCCCTGCAACAGCTTGAGGTGCAGCGCGGCGGCGTAGCCCAGCCCGTCCACGGATCGCCAGAGGCGGTAGCGTTCGTACGGCGTGTCCCACACCCCAAAAGGCCCTGTGGGGTCGGGATACCACGTCGCAACATCCCACAGCGAATCTCCCGCTGGCGTCGCGGGCACGATCACGTCGAGCGGGCCGACGATAGCGTAGTCGGTGACGATACTCAGCGCCCCAGCAGGCACCGTGCCGGATTGGAAGATGGCCCGCACCATCGTCCAGCGTTTCGATTGTCCGAGAAGGCCGAAGTAGTTGTAGGCGGTGACCACCTCCGCTTCGATGCGGTCGCCCACGAGGCTGCCCAGCGGCACGTTGTCAAAATAGCCCTGCCATGCCCGACACACACGCCCGTCTTCGGTGATGAAGTAGGGCCGGTCGTTCAATAGCGTCGAACTGGAGATTTCCATGTTGCTGTACAGCGTCCACGATCCGGTGATCGTGTTCATCGCGTACACCTCGTGCGCGGTCGGCACGGGAACGACGAGCCAAAGCTGATTCTCATCCGGGAAGAGCAGCATCTCCCAGCCGACGAGTTGCCCGTAGGTCGTGACCTGGGCGCTGATCGTTTGTTGAATCTTGTCGGTGAGGTTGTCGGCGTTGTTGACCCGCGTACTAAGCAGCGCGACCGACAACGGAAGCACGCCGCTGGTGGTGAGCAGCAGCAAGTCGCCGCCATACTTGCACCCGCAGCGGCGGCCCACCGGAGCGCCGATGTGGATGACGCCCTCCAGCGACCACTTGGTGGCATCCTCGGGATCGGTTCCCGCGTAGATCGCGATCTCGCCCCGGCTGCTGATGAACACCAGCTTGTCGTCCATGCCTTGGCCGGAGTCCACCGTCCAGGTGTAGATCGCCATCAGGAAGCCGCCACGCTTGAATAGCTGCCCCACGGGGAAGAGGCTGGCGCTGCCGCCGATCTGGTTTGGCGGGAGGAACCACGCGTTCATGGAGTCGCGCTCCACGAACCACAACCGGCGCTGGTGGACTTCGACGTGAATGAACTTGGTCGGATCGACGGGCGCTTCCGGCGGATCGGGCGAGCCGATGTTGAATCCGGTGGGCGGCGTTTGTTCGATCACCGTCGTTGACGACCCACCCGCCAGCACGCGCGGGCTGTCCTCCCCGTTCACCGCGTAGAGGTACGTCCCTCCCGCGTTGACGAACATCGCCGTCTGCCAGTAGTCGTTGCTCAACCCCGTGACGAGAGGCGGTGGCGCGGGGCCGCTGGAAACCAGGTGGTAGATGTTGCTCCCGGTGAAGGCATACAGCGTGGAGGAGCCCACCTGCGGGTTGTATGTTGCGAGCGTCGGGTTGATGCCGGTGTCTAATCCTGTGACATGTTCGATCCAGCCCTGCCGCAGCGCGACCGCATAGGGAAGCGGAAAGAAGTTCCGCATCACGATGGCATCGGTGACCGGCATCGCCGCAGCGGAGTCGCGGGCGTTCAGGCCCCCGATGGGGGCCGGAACCGTCGCAGTACGGGAAACCTGCTTGCGCGGCGGTGCGTAGATGGAGGAACGGGGCATCAGCCGCCGCCCCAGTTGCCATCGGGAAGGTTGTAGATCGTGAGCAGCGGGAACTGTGGCTCCCTTGCAAGCGACAGGATCGGAGCGCCGCTGTCCTGCGCCAGCGCGTCGTCAAGGTTGGATTGGAACTCCGACGCGTAGGCGGAGGTGTCGAAGCCTTTGGCCTGAAAGAACCGCAGCTTCACCCCGGAGATCATCAGCCGATCCTCGAAAATGCAGGAGTCGCTGTTTGTTGTCGCCTTCGCCTTCGGCACGGCGTCCACGTCCTCCGCCCAGTACTTGCTGACGTAGAAGAACGACATATTGAGATTCGGCGACGGCGTCGAGGTCGCGGTTGGCACGGGCCATATTTCCAGCGTATTGCCCACAAGGCGGAAGCGTTCACGCGGGCCGGTGGAGAGGATGCCCGACTTCAGCCATTGCCATTGCTGCGGCGACTCGGGGCCGATCATCGGCCACAGGTTGGAACGATCCCACTCCGTCTGCGAGATCGGGCGGGCGAAGTCAGGGGGCAGCGGATACGCGCCCTGCCCCACGACGGTGACGAACGAATGCTCGCGGAACAGCCGCCGCCACACGCGGCGCTTCACCAGCATCTCGCCGGTCGCGTTGTACAGAGCGCCGAGTTGTACCGCCGTCAGATCGGAGGGGTTGTCGAACGCAGCTTGGGGCTGCTGCAAACCCATCTCACTTGCGGCGGTTTGAAGAACCTCCAGCACCGTGGACATCGCGCTCTCCGAGTTGGGCCTGCATCTGTGCGAACGCCGTCGCCTGCTCCTGCAACTGCGTCTTCAACTGCGTGATCTGATCCTGCAAATTCTTGTTCTCGGCGGTGATCTTCTGCACGAACGCGCCATCGGTGGCCGCCGCAACAAACGCCTGCGCCTTCCTCTTGAGATCGTGATAGTTCATCAGCCTCTGGCCGTGCGTGTCGGACAACGCCGCGAGTTGCTCCACGGTGAATACGTTGAGGTACGCCATCTCCTCGGCCTGGGCGCGGGTCACCATCGGCCACTCCTTGAGCGGCATCCCGGCGATCTCACCGTGTTCCTCCATCGATTCCTGGAACCGTTTCCACGCGGCGGGGAACCGACGCTTGTACACGTCGTTCACCTTCGTGGTGAACACATCACGCGAGCCCGGAGTGATGATGGTGATGAACGGCTTCTCCTCGAAAACTGGGCGGCCTTCCTGTTCGCTCTTGAACTTGTTCTCCACGCTGTTCGTGAAGAACTTGACCATGAGCTTGTCATCGCCCTCCTGCATCCCGGCTTCCGTCTGCGATGCTTGTTCAAACATGGGCTCTCCTCGTTGTTAAGAAAAACGGCGCGGAGCATAACCCCGCGCCGTCAAGTACTTCGCCTCGGACAGGAGGTTCGTCAGGCGTGCGCCTTCTCCTTCTTATAGGCACGCTCCTTTTCAGCTTTTTGGTACTCCGCTTCCTCGGCCTCACGGAGTTTGCGCTCCTCGGCGGTTTCGTCTGCCTTGGCGGCGCGGCTTGGCGTATCCGCTGACGCTTCATCAGCGGCAAGCACCGGCGTGATGCCTCCGGTGAGCCAAGCGTAATCGCCCGCTGCGAGCGCCACGCCGGTTTCGTTCACCCAGACACCGCCAGTTGCAGCGGTAGCTACACCGAGAGCGACGGTAATCGCCGTGCCGCCAATGGCAATTGCCACGCCGACGCGCACGAACTGCGCGATGACGCGGGCGTTCTGTGCCGCCGCGTCGGACGACACCGCCCAGCCCATCGTGCCGATGGCGAACGGCGCCTGCTTGTCGTAGAGGACGTTCGGGAACGCCGTGACGCCGTCGTTGGTGGCGCGGAATGCCGTCTTCGGCGTTGCGCCGATGAGGGATTGCGAGATCATGTATGTTCTCCTGAGTTCGTCGAGTGGAGGCCGATTACTCGACCATCAGACCTTGGAATTGCAGGCCCGACGCGCAGAGGTTGCCCGCCCATGCGAGCAGTTGCACGACGGCGTCCTGGTTCGTGCTGTAACGCTTCGACGGGTCGAGCGGCACGAAATTGCGGTCGCGGTGCGGACGCAGGAACAGGTACTTCGTGTTGAGGAAGTACGCCGTCTTGACCGGCGCGAAGCCGCCGATCCCGCCGTCCAGCACGACATCCGCCTGCATGTACATGACGCTGGGGAAGCCCAGCTTCGCCATGCCGGATTCCTGGAACCGTTGCAGGTTTTGCAGCGATGCCATGTACATCCCCCAGTAGGCGTTGTCCACCATGATGAGGTCGATGTGGTCGTTGCCACGGCAGGTCTTGGCGTACAGCGTGTTGAAGTAGCCCTGTATGTTCGCCGACGTGGTCGCCGCGCCGCCGTCCGTGGACGCATCGAACACTTGGTTGCGCCAGAACGCCCATGTGTTGCGGTCGATGCCGCCGTACACACCGGCGGTTGCCGGAGCCGCCACAATCGCCTTGGCGAGCCCTTCGATCTGCTTGCCGCCCGCTGCGGTGCCGTCGCTGTACAGGCCCTGCGCGATCAGGTTCGCCATCGACGCCTCGGCGACCTTGATGCGCGACTCCATCAGGTCGATGATCTGTTCCTTGGCGGAGTTTTGCAGCATTTCGAGGCCCGACATCGTAACGGGACACGCGGCCTGCTTGATGTCGTACTGCGCGGACGAGATCACGTCCGCCGCGCCGATGGGCAGGGCTTGGTAGCCCGAATACCAACCGACGTTGGAGTTTTCCTGGAAGGAAAGCTCCTGCATGATGACGTTGCCGCCGGAGAAGGGCTTGACGTTCCCCTGCTCGCGCAACTTCACGAGGATCGCGTTGTTCTTGGTGACGTTGTCCGCGACCGTGCCGGTGCGGCTCTGGATCGTGGTTGCCACCACGTCCGAAATTGCGGGATTGGCGAAGGCCATAGAAACTCCAGGGTAAAGGTTAGCGTTTGTTACCGCCTGTGCCTTTTACGCTGGGTCGCCTGCGGCGACTGCTGCGACTGACTGGCCGACCCTCTCTAGCTCGGTGTCCTTCGCATGAAGGTGCGCGATTATTCCCGCGTCACCTTTTGTGTGTCAAGGGGTTAGGTTCGACATCTGGGCCGCAATGGTGTCCCGTAGCGACATCGACCCCGGTGCCGGGGGAGCCGCCGCGCCGTTCGGGGCTCCACCCACCGACATATTGGCGACCGCCGCCTTCCGGGCCGCCGCGTCGCGGGCCGCCACCGCGCGGTTGAAAATCTCGTTGCTCACCTCGGGGTGGAGCTTCACCGCCATGTCGTACGCGGTCTTCAAGTCCGCCGCCGCGCCGCGCCCGACGAGATCACCCATGATCTGGCGAACGTAGGGGAAGAACTCGTTCTGCGGATCGTTCGCGAACGCCTGCATCTCGTTGAAGACCTGCGTTTGTTCAACCTGCTGCTGCGCGGTCTGGCCGTACAGCTTCTCCGTCATCAGCGTGTTGGCTTGGGCCTCGGCCCGCGCCAGATTCGGGTCGAACTGTGGGTTGGTGAGATCGACCCCGTACTGCTGGGCCAACGACAGCATCACCGCCTTGCGGTACTCCGGCCCGCCGGTACGCAGGGCGTTGACGGTTTGCAGCAGGGTGCGGATCGCGGAGGCCGGGGTGGCTCCCTCCTG